CTCTCGCTGATTATATGTACAAAGCAAACTTCGTAGCTGATCTTGAAGTTAACATGGTCGCTTTCCTTACAGAAATAATGATGGAGTCTGAATTCAAATGATATATGATATTTTACTATGGTTAGCCGGGTTCTTCGTAGGTTTTGTTGGTTTTCGTGTATTGCTACTATCTTCTGAAATGCTTTCAGAACGTAAAGCTAATTACCGAGCAGGTACTCATGATTATTACGGCAACAAGATACATGAGGATGATCGATAATGAGTTGGCTAGATAAATTTAAAAAGGCTAGTACTACTGAATGCTTTTATTGTTACGAAAAGGTTGACAAGAAGACAGCTTTCAGTGTAAAATTAAATACAGCAGAAGGTCAGCATATTATTAAAGCTTGCCCTAAATGTGCAGATGAAGTTAATGAAGTACTCAAAGCTATCGAGGAGGTAAAGAATGACCCTACCTTATGAACGAAGATGGGCAATTAATAATACACGCCAGTTCTTAGTAGATCTAATGGATCCTAAGAAGACACCTCGAGTACCGTCAGCTGTGCGTAAAGAAGCTTACCGATGCATTAAACATTATCCTGGTGATTATCATATGGAACAAGCAGCTGAACAAGCACCAGATGTATTCGGGGAGTGGAAGAATGAGCAAAGATCTTAACCCGTTTGACTTTATGAATGCTGTATCTTTCTCTAAGGAAGATCTTATCGGAAATCATGATAATCCTGAAATCGCAGAAAAGCAATATACTGCATATGTAGTTAATCGTGGTTTTACAAACTTTGAAGATACTATTCTTCATGCAAATGAAATGAACATGCGAGCTCATCTATTCGATGCTGCTCAATTTGATTATTACCGCGGTGCTTTACGTAAGCGTAAGCGGTTTTCTAAATGGCCCAAGGCTGATAAAAGTGCAGACCTTGATGCAATACAACAAGTGTATTCTTGTAATCGTACAGTAGCTAAATTGTATATTAAAGCGTTATCAGTTGATAATCTTAAAGTTATTAAAGCAAAGCTCGCAGTAGGCGGAGTATCCAAATAAGATAAATATATTGGATGGTCACGATGAGCATTGTGATAATAATAATAATAATATAAGGTGCTGTACGTTATGGATATTGAAGACATTTTCAAAGGTGTCGGTATAGAAGTTGCACTTCCTACTCCAGATAGTTTTTTGAAAGTTAAAGAGACTCTCACTAGAATTGGCATATCTTCTCGGAAAGAGAAGAAGTTATATCAAACATGCCATATTCTGCACAAACAAGGAAGGTACTCAATTCTACATTTTAAAGAATTGTTTATACTCGACGGAAAAAAGAATACTTTTACAGAAGAAGATAAAGCAAGACGTAATACAATTGTTAATCTTTTAGAAGAATGGGACTTAGTCTCTATTGTGCATAAAGAAGCATCAGTAGAACCAACAGCTCCTTTAAATCAAATTAAGATTTTATCTCACAAAGAGAAATCTAATTGGACACTCGAAGCAAAATATAATATTGGGAAAAAGTGATTATGAATGTATATAAAGTGAATGAACGGGCCACAGTGCCTACATACGCAACAGACGGTTCTGCCTGTTTCGATATTACACCATGTATTAAGAATGGAGAACGCATTAGATCGTTTAATGCTTTCAATAAAGAGATGGCTATTCCTGTTAAAGGAATCGGTCAAGATCGAGATGCATTTCAATTACCTCCTGGTATCAGATGTCTCGTACCAACAGGACTTATCTTTGATATTCCTGCGAAGCACGTAATGAAGATGTATATCCGTTCTAGTCAAGCTCTCAAGAAAGGGTTGACTTTAGCTAACGGAGTTGGTATCATTGATTCGGATTATAAAGAAGAATCATTCTTGATGCTAGAAAACGTCTCAGACAGCATGGCTACTATTGTTCATGGTGAACGTATTGCCCAATGTCTAATCGAGAAAACTCTACAGATTAAACTCGTAGAAACAGATACAAAACCAGAACGTACAACCGACCGTGAAGGTGGTTTCGGCTCAACTGGTGAATAACAACTATTACAAAATGTAATAACTTTTTTTAAGTATATTCACGTTTTGTGTTATAAATAATGGTGTAGGGATGCTGCAATAGTAGGTCCTTACATTATTACTAACAGCCGGTTAAATAACGGCAAACAACAATCTTGCTTAATACCAAAGGAGATAGCAAAATGACTATTAACAACGCACGAAAAATGACTGCAGACCTGTTCAACGACCCATTCTTTATAGGATTCGATAGAGTTTTAAACCAGCTCAATCATCGTACACCGGGCCAGTCCGATAATTACCCTCCATATAATATCGTCAAAGTAGATGAAGAAAACTACGCCATTGAATTGGCTGTGGCTGGCTTTGTCGAAAGCGAGATCGATATTGAAATTAAAGAGGGAATTCTCTACCTAGAAGGTAGAAAGGGAGAAGACTCTGAGACGACATTTCTCCATAAGGGTATCTCAGCGCGCGCTTTTAGAAGAAGCTTTACACTATCAGACACAATTGTAGTTCGAGGTGCCGACCTTGAAAACGGTATTCTTACTATCAATCTCGAAAATGTAATTCCCGATGAAAAGAAACCTCGCAAAGTAACAATTGGTGGCGGTAAAACGCCAAGTAAAAAATCATTTTTAACAGAGTAAGATTATACCCTTCGGGAGGGGTAAACAATGAAAAGAACTATTTCTTGGATAAAGGAATGCGACGGACACTTTTGTGATACTGTATCAATGGCTGCACTAATAGTGATAGTTGGATATACAATGTTTTTTACGATTTCACAATTATTATAAAAAACATAATGTAACGAGTTTAAAGAGGGGTTTAATCACTCCTCTTTTTTTTGTCTAGAATTAAGCCCAAGCTGCTGTTAATCCATAATCAAACGGATTAGTACCGTTCCCACCCGTTCCACTACCACCATTAAACGTTACTTGTTTAACATCAGATCCACCAACATTTGTAGTTACTGGTGTAACGTTAGTTACTGGTGCGTTAATCATATTGAATGAAGCCCCGCCTCCAGCGCCACCTGTAACTGTATTTAATCTAGCGCCTAGTGCACCTGGAGCGTAGCTTATACCAAGATAGTCTTCTAGTGCTTTAATATTATCTTGTGTTTCTTGTTTTTGTTCTTGATACTGTATCTCTGCATCCAGTAAGGTGTCTAACACTTGTGCTTCTCTTTTTAACACGTAGTTTCTTCTCTCACCGGGAACTTCATTAACTGCACCGCGACCAGAACCTACTGGTCTCATCTGAGTCATTGGAGTTCCATCAGCATTGTGAGTATTCCTGAAAGCTTTATTCCAGTTTCGTAGAGCATGCCCACCAGCTGGTCTTGGTCTTACAGTCATTTGTGCTCTTTCTTCTTCGGTTGGTTTTGCAGTAAACGCCCATTTAGCAACATAGTAACCCAGTGTATCACCAGCTAAAGCACCACCAACACCGCCAACGGTTGCAAGTATGAATACACCCCAAGGTCCACCCCAAACGCCGATAGCTGCTCCGATTGCAGCACCACCAACACCGCCAACAATCCCACCAACAACTGGGCCAAGAGCCACCATTTTTTCGTCGTCTGACAAATCACTACTCAATACATTATATATTTCCCATATAGAAGCAATAGCAAAAACAATACCTACTGCTTTAAACAGCTTGATTAAGTTTTTAAGGACCTTAGAATATTTACCATCTAGCGTCGACTCCATGATTTTTAATGCATCAGCATCTGATACGTACTGCCCAGTTGCATTAACTAATCGGTTACCGCGCATCTGTAAACCAGTTGCTTTACTAGAAGTCGAGTTAGCAGCATCTAGTCTGAGCTGTGGCTTAGATATTTCCCCACCGCCTACAACAGGGGTTATAGGTTTAACTACTGGCTTGCCCATCTTGGCTGCCTCTATCGCAGCCGCTCTAGCTTTTGCTGTCTCTGCTCTAGCTTCTGGAGTATCTACACCCAAAGCACCACCGGTTGGACCACGCCCAGCTCCGTCATCTACTTTCTTACCAATGCCTAAAGCTTGTTGTACCCACGTTTGGCCATTTTTAGTTCTTGTCCCGTCCCTAAGGTCTTGGCCCATCGATTTGATTCGATTAGTAAGTACAGCCATACTAACACTAAAAAGACTAATACCAGTAAGAATATCACCCCAACTAAAGTCTAATATCGTCTTTAATTTTACGTTCAATTCTTTTAGAGTTTTGTTCAGATCCCCTAAATCAGATTTAAATTGATCAAAGTCCTTTTCAGCTTCATCAAACTTTGCCTTGAAATCTATTTTACCAAGCTCTGCAAGTTTAGGTCCTAATAAAGCAACTTCATTCTCTAGTTTGGTCCAAGCGCCGTCATTAGCTTCATCAAAATATCCTTTAAAAAGATTGTAACCAGCAAACCCTACTAACCCAGCAATAGCTAAGTTCTTCATTGATAATGCTTTAGCAACCTTGTCACCGAATTTATCGATAGCTGGGTCAAAGTCTTTTCTAGTAGCGGTCTCTTTATTCTTTTCCTCAACAGTAGGCGGTGCTAATTCGTCGAGTTGTTCTTGAGTATTAGATTTTTCTAAAGCTTCACCAGCGCCTTTTAGCATATCGCGTTGAATGCCAAGACCTTCTTTCATAAAGGTGGTTTGATGTGCAATATTTGCCTGAATACTAGACATCAATCCTACCATCTTTTCTAACTTCACATTAGAATTCTTGATAGAATTTGTGCCAGTATTACGTATCAGTTCACCCTCGGCTTTTAGCCGATTAATGATTTCTTGTGTCTCTAAAGATAGTTCAGCCATTATTTGATTCCGTTACTTATTATTCTCGTTTTGTTGTTCTACAAAATCTACCAACATGCCAAAGTATAAATCTCGTTCGTATGGCATCAGATTTTCAATATCGTATATAGAATATTTATGATGCTGTGCCATTGCGAATATAACTTGATAATAATCACTCAAGCTTGTATGGCACAGCATTAGATAAAAAAACTTCTTATTCCTTCTACAACGAATGTTTTACTGTCGCCTGCACTATTGATATATTTCATTTCGTGTCGAAGTTTAGGCATTGTTTCAAAAAAGTCTTGTATACCTTTTACAGTACTACCAGAAAAGTTTTCAACGAATGCATTAATTTCGTCTGCCGTGTAATTTATAAACTTATGTACTTCGTCTTCTGAAGCTATTTGATCTAAGCAATTAACCATCAACTGATAATTGATTAATGGATCTTGCTCTTCCATAGATACGATTTTAATGTACTGATCTATGGTTGGATATTTTAAAAACAATGTAAAATCTTCGTTAACTTTAATTTCGTTTGTATGATTAGGATCTTTTGTTACAGTAATACTTTCAATATCTAAAGAAAGTTCTACATCTTCTTGTGTTGCAGGATCTTTAATAACAAAGTTTATTTCGTTATTAACAGATCTTGATCTTAAAACTAATAATACGTATTCTAAATCAAACATTGCTAATTCGCTAACGTCCATATCTACTAAACAGTTATTAACGATTTGCTTAACAGCCACAACCTCTTGAGTTGCATCATTAGATTCCTGTGCGACTAATAGAATCTTTTCTTCTTTTACCGAAAATGCAGTTGCCTGAACAATTTTGCCCGTAGACGGCAATGTTATTTCAAAAATCGGTTTGTCAATTTTAGGTAAGCCCATAATTTATTTCTCCATTATCCAAAAAAGTCGTTGATACGACGAACTTTGTTATTCACGTTTGTGTATTTGTTTACTGCATCTTGTATAGAAGTCGGTACTAAGTCCTGACCGATCAGCTGACCAACAGAGCCAAGCTGATTAATTAACCCTAGTAATCCGTTGCCTCTACCATATCGTGCAGATGGTGAGCCAATACGTTCGCCAGTTACTTGAATCCTATCGTACTGGAAGCTTACTGGTAGAACAGATATTGAATCATTGTTTTCCCATGCTAAATCGACGTCACCCATTTGTAAGGGGAATGCGTTATCTAGAATGACTTCGTAATATTGACCAGATTGTTCATAGTTTACAGAGTATTGTCTAATTACAATACGACAACCGTAGTGGTCTTTATAGCCGATTTCAAATGGAAGCTTACCATCTACC